AACGCATAATCGAAACCGCCGCTGGAGCAATCCTGCGCAAACCCATCCACATCGAAGGCGACGACTACTGGAAAACCTTTTCCGAAAACGTAGACGGCCTCGGCTCGGACCTAAATGAATTTGCCCGCCGCATTTTAGTCTCCAGCCTGACCTACGGCCACAGCGCAATCCTCGTTGACTACCCCCCAGCCAGCGTCGCCCTCAGCCTCGCCGAAGAACGCGCACTGGAACGCCGCCCCTACTTCGTCCCAGTCGAAGCACCCCAAATCTGGGGCTGGCGCCAAGAAACCACACTACCAACATCCCCACTAACCCAAGTCCGCATCCACGAATACACCACTCAACCCCAAGGCGACTTCGGCGAAACGCAAGTAGAGCAGATGCGCGTCATCTACCCCGGCAGCTACGACTTATACATCCAAGGCCAAAACAGCTTCATTCTGCACGAATCCGGTGAATTTACCCTCCCCGAAATCCCCCTAGTACCCATCTACGCCAACCGCCTGGGGATGTTACGGTCCCAACCACCACTTCTTGACATTGCAAATCTTAACATTACCCACTACCAACGCCAAGCCGACCTAATCCACGCACTCCACGTCGCCGCAATGCCCATCCTGATCCTAGAAGGCTGGGACATGGACACCAACGAAGTATCGGTCGGCGTGAACTACGCCCTAGCGATGCCACCAGGCAACAAAGCCTATTACGTGCAGTCGGACGCCACAAGTTTTGCCGCGCAAGCAGCAGAAATAACAGCAATCGAAACCCAAATGTCCACTTTGGGCATCACAAAACTGTTCGGCCAAAAGTTTGTAGCCGAATCCGCAGATTCTAAACGTATTGACCAGGCCCAATCTAATTCAGTGTTAGCGGTACTAAGCATGGAGGTATGTTCCGGCTTAAAACGTGCATTTGAGATGGCATCCCAGTATGTAGGCATCGAACCACCCGAAATCTACCTGGATCGTGATTTTGACTTCTACCGTCTGATCGGCCAGGACATAACAGCCATCACAGATCTGAACACCAAAGGTAAGTTATCCGACGAGACACTACTTGAGATTTTACGACGCGGCGAGCTTTTACCAGACGACCTAGACATTGAAGACGAGCTGGAGCGTATTGCAGGTAACGGGGTTTCTACTACAGAAGAGTTAAACTACGAAAGTCCTGAGACCTAATTTTCCGTGTCTGAACAACAACTCGAAACGGCTCCAGTGGAGACCGCTATTGAGCAGCCCGTGGCTGAACCAACCGATCTCGCAATGCAAATCGAAGCATTACGATCAAAGAATACGGAACTAATAGGCGAACGCCGCCGCGATAAAGAAGCCCGCGAGGCCCTACAACGCCGCCTCGACGAAATAGAAACCACCCAAAAAGCCGCCCAACAACAACAACTGGAACAATCCGGTGAGTTTCGCACACTTTGGGAAGAAGCACAAAAAACAAACGCCGACCTCCGCGCCCAACTACAAGACCGCGAACAGAAAATAGGCGAAATTCAAACTAACTACAGCCGCGAACAGCTCAAAGCCCGCGCCATCTCTGACCTATCCGCCGCTGGAGCACTTGCACCCGACCAGCTCTACCGCCTCGTGCAAGACGACCTCCAATCCAAAGATGGCACTCCCGTTGCAATCAAAGGTGGCGTAGAAGTTGCCCTCACCGACTATGTAGCAGGATTACGCAACCCAGGCAGCGGATACGAACATCATTTTGCGGCACAAAATCGCGCTGGAATGGGCACAACAACAGCGCCACGCCCCAGCGTATTACCGGGCACTGCAAACCCATTCCGCCGCGAAAGCTGGAACATAACCGAGCAAGTTCGCCTGCTTGCTGAAAATCCAGACGTGGCTAAACTATTAAAAGCAGAAGCAACAACCTAGCCCTTGTGGGGCACCCCTGTGGGGAGGCCAAGCATCGTAAACCTTTCCTCCGGTAATTCCCAATGACTGCTGTTTTACAAAACTACGGCTCTGGAACTACATTCCTGAGCAACCTGATTGCCCGCCCCGAGTTCCTCAGCTACGTAGCTGAAGGTATCTTCCAACAGTCCAAGTGGGTTCAGTCCGGCATCGTACAGCGCAACGCTGCTCTCGACGCCCGTGCTGGCGGCACCCGTGTACGTGTGCCTTTCTTCGACGCAATCGCCCCCACCGAGGTGGTAATTCAGTCGAACCACACCTGGGGTAGCGGCGGCTACATGAGCCCTGCCGGTGTAACAGCCGACGAACAAATTATGACAATTCTGCACCGTGGATTTAGCTACGCGGCAGACGATCTTGGCAAGCTCGGCAGTGGCGCTGATCCTCTCGCTCACGTTCGTGACCAGCTAACCGCTGCGATCAACAAGCTCAAAACCACCACCCTACTGGCACAACTCGCTGGTATTTTCGGCGGCATCGCCTCCGACGGTATCTTGAGTGCCAACACAGTAAACGCTTCCTTTGCAGGCGTTCCTGGCTCCGTAACCGAAGCCAACTACCTGACCGCAGCAAACGTTGTTAAGGCCAAACTGAAGCTCGGTGAGCGCAGTTCTGACCTCGACGTAATTGCAATGCACTCCAACGTAGCTGCCTACTTGCAGCAAGTTGGTATGCTCACCTTCAGCACCTCTGCACTATCCGCAGCCGGTTCTGTTGTGTGGGGCGGTGGCGGTGTAGGTGTGACAAGCGAAGACGTAGCCCAGTTCGCTGGTCTCCGTGTGGTAATCGACGACCAGCTCACCAACTTGACCGGTGGTACCGCGACTCACATCGTTAAGTACCCCGTTTACCTGTTCAAGTCTGGCGTCATCTCCGAAGGTATCCAACAGGATCTCCGTATTGCAACCGACCGCAACATCTTGTCCCTCCAGGACGTGATGGCAGTTGATTACCACTACGGTTATCACGTATTGGGAACCAAGTGGTCTGAATCCACTGATAACCCCACCAATGCAACATCTTCTGGCAACCTGGGTAACACCTCTAGCTGGACTCTGGCTTACGTAAACTCCAAGAACGTGCCCCTGGTACGCCTCCTTGTGAACACACCTTTCGACACTTCTGCTTACGCATAAGCATCACCAAAAGGTATAAGAGGGGCTCTTTTGAGCCCCTTTTTTGTATCAATCAATCAAACCCAAACGCTTCTTTTCCTGCACCTCAAACAACTCTTCCGTATGAATGGAAGACTTGTACGACTGTGTAGCCAACTGATTAACCAGAACATAGCTAACATTAAGAGCATCAGCCGCCTCCTGATAGTTCATCCCTTCCGCAACTTTCTTCTGAATTTGCGGCATCACATCCGCCCACTTCCGAGGACTGGAACCAAAAGGAGAACACACAGGTGCAGCCTCCAATTCAACATTTTCGGACAGTTTTTTAGTGGCCATGAAAATTGCAAGATTCTACATTACAGATGGTACAGCAACTTGGACGGTTGATGCACCATGGTCCCAACGCCACGATATTGACGCTGGAATTGCCATGGACGGCCACACTATCTATCACGTATCCTTCCCCCACGTCCAAGACGGCACCACCCGCCCACAAAAGAAAAACTTACCGCTCAAAGCAGCCCGCTACCTGCAATACATCGCCTAAACTGGAACATAAACAGCCGCCACCATGCCAACGCTGATTGCTACGTTGGGGGGATCAACCTCAAACTCATACATTACAGTAGCAACAGCGACTACATATTTTGGCGACCGTCTAGGCAACGCAAGCTGGACAGCAGCCAGCGCCGACGACAAAGCCGCCGCCCTAATCACAGCAACAAGCTGGCTGGAGAGCCTGGAATACTACGGCGACCGCGCCAGCACCACGCAAGCCTTGAAGTGGCCGCGCACCGACGTAAGTTGCGACGGTGTTGAAGCAGACGCAACCTACATTCCCGCCGACATCCAAGCCGCCACCGCCGAAACCGCACAAGCCCTAATCACCACCCCCACGCTCATGCGTGGCTCAACCACCGGCCCTGGCGCCTATGACAAGGTGGAACTCGGCGATCTAAAAGTGGAATACCGCAGCTCGGACGCCGTATCTTCCGTAGACAGCATCGTTGACGTTCTCCCCTGGCTCAAAAGCTACCTGCGCTGCTGGGTCCGTAACGCATCCAACGTCCGCCAAATCCCTACCTATAGAAACTAATGGCTGCCATAGACGACGTATTCGGCCCCATCCCAAGCCCCCTAATCGACAAGTGGGGCATCTCCATCACCTACATAAAAGCTGGCACCGATAGCTACAACACCACAACCGGTGTAGTAACCGTAACCGACGTAAACGTAACCCTCAACGCAATCATTGCAGTAGTCAACAAAGAAGAAAGCGAAGGCTTGTATCAAACCGGCGACCTCAAAATCTACATCGCCGCATCCTCCTTACCTGCTCACCAGCCTTCAATCCGTGACCGCATCCAATACCTTGAAAATGGTGTAAGCCGCGAAGCCCGTCTAATCGACATCAAAACCTACCGTGGCACATCTCCAGTATTCTTCAGCCTTATAGCGAGGCCCGAATAATGGCCCGCAAGTACAGCCGTGGTGCTGCAATGGGGTTTGGCGGAGGTGCCAGAAACCAGGCAAACGGATTATGGAAATTAGCAAAAAACTTAGAAATAGTTGTAACAGGTGTATTAAGTATGGGGATTAAACGAAGCGCAGAAGACATAGTTAGCGATCTACAAGAGGCTGGTCCAAGTTGGACAGGTTCGTTTTCCAACTCTTACCAGATTGCTACATCTAGCGGCGTTACAGGTGGTACAGGTCAACCAGGTGAACCTCGTCCAGTAAACGCACTGGTTCTTACCGGTAAAGAGTTAGTGCTTGACGGTACCAAGTACACAATCAGCAACACAAGTGAACACGCAGACATAGCCCTAGATCTTGTTTCGCGCAGTGACTGGACCCGTCCCGGAGGCAGACCCCAAACCGCAAAAGGTATGGCCGCGTGGGAATTAGGTGGCGGGCGCGACAACCCAAGCAGACGTGGTGAGATTGACGGAGGCGACACAAAAGGCGAATCCAGTCGCACAGCACCACTCGACTGGTACGACAACTACATCAAAGGCGGTAAAGTTGATAAGACAATTAAATTACAAATGGACCGCGCATTTCGTGCCGCACCAAAATGAACTACCAAGCCATCCGCGCCGCATACGAAGCACCAATAGCAACAGCCTGCGCTGCGTTAAGTCCTGCTGTACCTGTGTTTTTTGACAACCTAGCCGCATCTACCTTAACCAGCACCAGCGAATACGTACTGGTAAACATATCCTTTGGCCTCACCACTGAAACAGCACTAAAAGCTGATTTTGATTACGTACGGGGTTCAATTGTGTGCCGCGTACACACACCCAAGGGTAAAGGTTCCACGCGCAACCAAACAATAATCAACGCCATCACCGGAGCCTTCCAAACCTTAAACGCAACACCGCGAGCAGCTGGAGCAGGTGTATATGCCCGCGTAAACCAAATTGACGGGCCTACTTTTGACGCACCTGTAGATCTGCCCCACTACATCGGGCGATTCAGTTGCGGTTTTATTGCCACTGTTTACCCATAGCAGCATATTTGCACTGGCGCGTTAGACTATAGACAGCCGGGCCGCGCCCGCATACCGTCGCCCCTTTTTCCATGGCAACCACAGTTCTATCCGGTACGTCCGGCGCTCTCTATTACAAGCCTGCTGGCACTAGCGTTGAGCTTGCAGCCTCCGCTTTTCCTGCATCGGGTTCCAGTATTCAGGTTGGTGCATATCTAGGTTTCAAAGTTAATGACCCCGTAACACTGGCTTATCCTGCTGGTGCAACTGTCACCAACGCTATTACAGCAGGCGCTAGGTTCGTTCTTACCTACTCTGCGACTACCGGCATAATGACATTAAGT